CTATTTGATACTCCGCTGGTTGAGTGCCTTGACATATTTTGCAGCGTTCTGCTGGTGCTCTTTGTAGGTGACGGCAAAGTTGTGTGTACCCGACAAATCCTCCTTGGCACACATGTACAGATAGTCGTGGGCGACGGCGTTGAGCACGGCATCGATGCCTTTGATGCTGGCAACCTTGATAGGTCCCGGCGGCAGACCGGCGTAGCGGTAAGTGTTGTAGGGGCTGTCGGTGGTGAGGTGTTTTTGGTAGATGCGCTTCAGCTCAAACTGGCGCAGGGCGAACTTGACGGTGGGGTCGGCCTGCAGCGGCATGTCCTGCTTGAGACGGTTCAGGTACATGCCGGCTATCATGGGCTTCTCGCCATTGTTGGCCGTCTCCTCGTCGATGATGCTGGCTAGGGTGGCCACCTCGACAGGCGACAGGCCCAGACGGGCTGCTTTCTCTTCGCGGTCGCCCTGCCAGAAGGTGCGGTGCTCCTTCTGCATGCGCTGCAGCAGGGCGTCGATGCTCATGTTCCAGTATACGTCGTAGGTGTTGGGTACGAAGAGGGCGCTGATGGTGCATGTGTCATAACCAAGCTTGCCGCAGGTGGTTGAGTCGTGCAGGGCACGGGCAATGGTGGCCGAGTCGAGCATGAGCTTGTGAGCCAGAAGGGCTGCCAGGCGCTCGGTGGTGCGCGCCTCGGGGATGGTAAGGCGCATGCTGGACTGCCTGCCGTTCCTCAGCCGGCGGAACACGGTGAGGGCGCCGTCGCCGCTCTCTATGGCATAGCGTCCGGTGTGGAGGTTGTCGGCATAGTCGCTGTGGCGCATCATCATGCTAAGACCGGTCATGCCTGCGGTATGGCCAAAGGGACGTATCTTTGACAGTACGGAGTCTTGGGTGTCGTCGGCGTCAATATATATATACTGGGTGTCGTCGGCTTTGGAGACTGGCATCAGCACGTAGGCTATCATCAGCATGAGAATGACGATGATGCCGGCACCGGCTATATATAAATAGGTACGAGAATGTATTGCTTTCATTTGGCTTCAGCTTAATTCGACGGCAAAGTTACGATTTAACTTTGTATTTTGTGCGAAACAGGAGAGATTTTTGAGCATGTTTATGGAGTTTTAACGTGCGAGTTGAAAACCATGTGCCGTGAGATAAAGCGTCGCGAAGTCACTGAGGTGACGATGGAGAGTACGGCAACATATTGGATACCAATATGGCGTGTGCTTGAGCCTCAGAACCTACTTGCCCACGCAGAAATTATTTAAGTCGCTGTAAGTGTGCTGATTATAAGCCATTTGCGCAATGTTTGTTTTTCGTCGAGCAACAATCCAGCAACAAAATTGCAGAAAAACCACTTTCGGAGGGTGTCAAAAGCCCCCATGTCTGACGAAGGACACGGGGGCTCACGCAATACTGATATGTCCTAAAACATTATCAGACGGTGCAAAGGTAGTCATTTCTTTTTGAACGGCCAAATTTTGGTGAGGGAAAAATTATATTGGACTCCCAAACCGAGGTATGGCTGCATTCCTGCAGGTGTGATTCCGTAGCCAGCCTGCACTCCGAAAGTGAACGCCGGGGGAGGCTCCTTCTTGGTGACGGTGACCATCTGGCTAAACACCTTAATGCTGTCGAGCTTGGCATCAAATCCGCTGACGTAGGCGGTGTATGTGGAATCGCTGTACACCTTCTGTGTTATCGGCAGCGTGACAATTAGGCTGTCGCTGTCCGCTGGAATAATAACAGGCCCGATGTTGCATGTGTCAGGAATAGAATCAAGCTGATTGTTTCCGATTTTTGGCCGTTTCCGTGGCTTTCCTTTGGCTTTGACAGCCGAAGCAGGGATTTTATAGTCCCTACTCTCAACAAAGCTGCTGTCGGCAGCAGAATCGGGAACAAACGTGCTGACAACGGTTGTGGTGTCGATTGACACCTCTCCATGCTCTGGCCCGAATACGTGATTCAGCAGCACCACATTCAGCAATATGGATGCCAGCAGCAGGAGCGGAACAATACTCTTCTTCATGACATGTACTTTTGAATATAGTCAATGATTCCCTCGACGTGAAGCCTCTCGATGGCGTGACGGCCCTCGTCTGATGTGAGGTAGGCCACATCTTCCTTGTTGTCCTGGAACAGGTTCTCAGTAAGAACCGCCGGGCAAGCCGTCTTGGTCAGGACGTACAGAGCCGCCTCGAAGTCAGGATCCTTATCGCTCCAATCTGCACGGATGGCGTTCTTGTGTACGTGGGGCAGATTCTTGTCTGCACGGTTCCAGAGACAGGTTGCGAGGTCGTCAGCCTTGGTTCTGCCCGGCGACGTAAAGACACACCACCCACGGGCATCATGCCACTGGCCATCGTTTCCGATACCGTTCACATGGATGCTCACATAGATGCAGTTCTCCTTGCCGTACTGCTTGCAGAACTCGTTGACGTTGGCGACACGCAGGGCCAGTTCCCGCTGCTGTTCCAGCTTTGCATACGGTGTCTGCATGGTCTTAGGCAACTTGTCACCGTCATAGTCGAAGACAACGGTGTACCCTGCAGCCTCCAACTTGGCCTTGATTTCCCGGCCCACCTCACGGCTGTAGATAGCCTCGCGGAATTTTCCGTCGGGCGACCTTTTGCCTGGTGTGGTAAGCAGATGGGCAAAGCCGATAATGATTAGCACTTTCTTTTTCATGATTCTTTGATTGTTGTTGTTCCGACGTTATCTTTCAACACAGACTTTCGCAGGGCCTCAGAAAGAACCTCAATCAGTTCCTCTTTGGTTAGCATCTGTTTTGCCAGCCTTTCAGCCCGTGCAATCTCAGAGTGAATCTTCTCGTCTGCTTTCTCTCGGACAGACAGGAACTCCACCACGCACCAGAAGATACCCATTCCGATGGTGATTAGCGGAAGTCCGAAAACCAAGTCCCATCCGAACCACTGATAGAGCTTAGAGAAGTGAATGAGCAAGTCAACACATGTGGCTATGAGCAGGGAGCCTTGATAGAGCACGAACTTGAAGCCTGTACGCTTTAGCTTGTCACTCCGTTTCTTCTCTCCACGGTACCATGCCTTATACATTCCAGAAGCAAGGTCAACCATCATGGCCACGAACACGATGATGTTTGCTATGACGGCAATCATCATCATTACTTCCGTACCTTTGAACAGATCAGTCATGGTCATTGGGCTTTAGATTTCGTAAGGACTCCAGTCAAAGCTTGCCTTGAACTCCTTGCCCTCGGCAATGCACTTGTTGATGTGCGCATCTGCAGCTAACCAGAACTGGCGCAGGTCGGCCACGTTCTCGAATGTCTGCTTCACGGGTTCATCAGACGTACCAAACCAGAAATCACAGGGAAGGTTGGCCGATTTCGTCTGAGAGGCGAGGTCGAGCACTCTCTTGTAGTTCGCCTGGTCAGTCATGGAAAGAGGAACCTTGATTCCGTTCCAGACGAAGCCTTCCGTAATGTTCTTCTTGATACAATCATTGATATAGGCAATGATGGTAGCCTTTATCTGTTCGTTACTCAGAGAAGGATTCTGCTTCTTGTAGAAACATACCTCATGCCAAGTGCAATGCTCGTCATCGACGCGCTGAAGGTCAAAACTGATGACGATTCTGCTTGCGTCCTGTCTTACAGGAGCGAAGTCTGATAGTAATCCATAAATTTTCATAATCTTCTTCTTTTAATTGTTCTTTTGTCCATTTTCGTCATATCGGAATCGAATTTGGCGACATCTATGTACTTCTGTTTCAAGAACAGCTCCTTACGCAGATTGAACGATGAATAGTGTACGAACATTCCGAGATAGGAATTGACCGTGCGGAATACTTTCTCATGGTCTGTAAAATCTATCTTCCCGATGTTTGATTTCACTCTACGCAGCGACTGGTTAGACACATAGTTTCTGTAAGGCTTAACGAATGAGCCAAGGAACTCTACACCACTATTGGATTGACATACGCTCAGCTTCCCCATGTGAAGCTCCAGGCATAATGATTCTTTGAGGAACCGACGTATCTCTGGAACCAGAGACAGCATCCATTCCTTGTCACAACTGACGATGTAGGCATCATCAACATATCGGCCATAGTGTCTGCAATGCAGCTCCCGCTTCATGTACTGGTCAAACACGTTGAGATATACATTGCTGAAAAGCTGACTGGTGAGATTACCTATTGGCAATCCGCATCCTTCCTCAGTAAAGAACAGGCTTTTGTTCCTATCGAGTCCGTTCCAGTTTTCCTTTGAGCCTACCAGCTCACAATTAGTCTTCGGATCAAGCAAGATAATCTCCTTCGTGAGCCATAGCAGGAAATCAATGTCTATGACTTCTTCCCATGTCTCTGGCCTTCCCTTGCTGATTCTGTGAGTCTGCATAGCTCTTAGGCTGTTACTTGCTATCTCCTGCAATCTCTCCCTCTTGATGTGCATGAAGTAGCCCCTGATGTCAAGCTTCAGAATATAGCATGGATGCTGATAGTTGCAACTCTCTTGGCGAATGTGTGATGCCAGTCTGTTGATTCCATAGTGTGTGCCTCTCTCCTTGATGCAGCTATATGTGTCCTGTATGAACGTGCGCTCAAAAAGTTCATGCGTATAGTTAAAGTACAGGTGATGAACCACCCTGTCGATAAATTGAGCAGCGAAAACTTCCCTCTTTTTCGGATATTCAATAATGAAGCATTTGGAAGGCTTGGGCTGGTATGACCTTGTTATAAGGGAGTCGCACAGATGCTCGATGTTCCTGTGAAGGTCGCGCTCGAAACGTGCTACGTATGACATATTGGCCTTATGCCTTCTTGCATCGTAGAAGGCAATATACAAGTCCCTTGTCAAATCCTGTCTGGTCAGTTTATATCCCATATTCCCTTGTTGTTTATACTAAACGAGTGCTGAACAGCACGAACCGAGAAACCATAGTACCGATTGTTGTTGTTCTGCGGATTGACATTCCCACTATTGAAGTTCAAGTTGTACCCGTTGGAACTATTGTACCACGACGATGACCAATAGTAACCGTTCGACCCGCTATTGTTGAGCGAAGTTCCATTGTAGTTGCCAGCGGCAGGAAAGAATCCGTTTAATCGATTGCCACCTATCACGATGAAGGAAGGAATTGTAGTCAAAGCCATCGAGCATCTTTTGTTTTTCCCACGGCCTACGGTCGCAGGACGGGCAACCTATGAACTTGTCTGTATATCTGTTCTGAATATCTATGAGTGGAAGTTTATCAAATGAGTGCGGCCAACTGCTGCTTTAAGGTGCTTATGAACGCCATCGCTTCCATCGGTGTTTTTGATTCCAATGGGAATGATAGCACCTGTGACATTACGGCAGTTATGCTATGAGGCCCTGTTGTACCCTCGTAGGAATATTCACGGTCTTTCTTCGGCTTGTCATCAGCAATGGGGAAAGTCTGCTTCCATTCCTCAAAAGCCTGTGCCAGCATTTCAAAGGAAATCTCCGTATCAGTGGCCGGAAGTTCAATCGAAATATCAATCTGCGTATCATTAACAGGCGTGAAACCTGTGTTGTTCGGTATGAACTTTTCAAGCGACTTCAAGGGGAACCCGACAAATGCAAAGTCGTTTTCACCGTTCTTTGTTTTCTTTCGAGAGACATTTAACGGCTTCCTGTCCGACGAGTTCTTGCGAACCTCGTCATTGTAGGCCACCGCTACAATGAGCCATGCACTCCAGTTGTAGGCGCGATAGAAACCACCTTCCTTGAAAAGATGAATGATATTCCATTGTGCCGCGTCCTCTCTGTTCTTCTCAATCTCCAAAATTTCCGAAATCTTAGCCATACTTTTTTTAATTATTACTTGTTTAACCTTTCTACTTCTTAATCTCATTCCTTCAACCTGGCCTCGCCCTCTTGGGGAGGGCGGGGGCTCAGGCCGAATGAATGAGAGGTTAGTGCTGTTTTGGAACAGACAAGTTACTGAACAGCACGAACCGAGAAACCATAGTACCGATAGCCGCCGTTCTGCGGATATACATTCCCACTATTGAAGTACAAGTTGTACCCGTAGGAACTATCGAACCACGAAGATGACCAATAGCAACCGTCCGACCCGCTACCGTAGAGCGAAGTGCCATTGTAGTAGCCAGCGGCAGGAAAGAATATAAAGACGCTATGATCCGACTTCTTCATAAACTTTCTACCAGCCACGCCATTGAGCGTAGTCCATTCAGAATCGGTATTGTCGTACAACTCCTTGAACTCAGCATCAGTAGGCATACGCCAGCTACCGCCGAGGATGGCATGTGCTGCATCATAAGCCTGTCCGAAGCTGTCATGCTGACTCAATCCAGAGATACCACCACCAGGCGTTGAGTTGTAGGTGCTGCTGTTGAAGTTGTAGCCAGAACCAGCGGCATGTCCTTCGACGTTACCCCATGAGAAATAGAGACCTGCTTCTTCTGGAGCATTGGCACCTAAGTTCATCGTGGCCCATTTCAAGCCAGATGGCAGACCTAAATCCACATAGTCAGCACCTCCTATTCTAAGCTCTACGGACTTGGTGGCTTGCACGTTTCCACCACCTACCAGTGTAGCAATTACCGTGAGGGTAATCGTCTCAGTGGCACTTGGCATTTCGCTGACAGCAAGCGTTACTCCTGTGGTGCCATTGACGCTAACACTTGCCGCTCCGCTCGTTGGTGATGACACGGAAGCAGACAGAGAGGCTATGCCACGATTGTAGTTTGCAGGCAGAATAGAGCCAATGGTGTAGGCATAATTGCCGGTATCGCTGACACTGGCATCACCCGAAAGCTCGAATGAGCTGATAGGTATGCTCTGCACCGTCAGAGTCTCGCTATGGGTATATACGTTGTTCTTAACGTCCGTTACCGTTATCTGCAATGTGTACTCCCTTGTGGCCGTCGGAATACCAAGCACGGCAGCTTTCAGTTGAAGGTCTGCCAGGCTGTTCACCGTCACGCGCAGGAACTCGTCAGCCGATGCGCTGTCACCTCCGTAAGTAAGGACTGCTTCGATAGATGCAGCTCCTACGGTGTAGTCTGAATTGTTTGGTACCAGCTGCAGGGTGTTGTCGCCAGAGGCCGTGTAGGTCTTGGTTCCGCTGACGGTGAAGCCACCCATGACGACGGTCTTATCAACCGTAACCGTCACCTTCGATGACTCAACAGCTCCCACGTATGCAGAAACCTTCACCGTGAACGGTACGCTTGTCACGGTCGTTTCCAATACACCAGTAGCGCAATTCAGCGTCACGCCATTGTAGGTAGCAACACCTCCCACTTCCTCGATGGCAGTATTACCATTGTAGAGGCGGAAACGAGGTGTGCCAGTAGCTGCTGGAACCACTCTTGCCAGGAACGTAGCACTTTCACCGCTGAACACGGTACATGCATTGCCCGTGATGGTCACGTCATTGCTGCTGATGCTGACTTCTGGATCGACATCGCCAATATAGGTGATGTTCATTGCCTCCAGTTGTCCGTAGGTGCTTCCGCTGATAGTTCCGCTTGACTTGGTGATGTAGCCGCTGAACTGCTTCGTGTCGATGTCGGCGGCATTGATGGCAAGCAGAACGGCAATATCCGCATCGGTCAGCACGCTTGGAGTGTTCACGGTACCAAACGCCAGCTTTACACTGGTCAGCTGTGATGTCGGAATTCCAGAAAGAATGCTCATGATACGGCTGACGGTATAGGCGTTGCAGTTAGCCATTTCAACCTGTGCCAGTCTCGACGTGCTGCCGATGGTAAGCGTCGTAAGCATCTGCTTTCCGAGAAGCTGCAGTGAAGTGATGTACTCACCGAGGACTAAGGTAGTCAGAGGGCCACCGTTACTCAGAACCACAGAAGCTACAGCCGTGTCACCTGCATACAGCTCACGCAGGTTGGCGCACGAAGTGAGATTCACCGTACCTGCAAGGGTGCCAAGCTTTGCAAGGTCGAGCTTGCGTAGCGAGGTAGCATTATCTATGACGATGGCTGTTACCGTCGAAATGATGTCTGCTGCCTGGGCCTCATGGTTACCCAACATCAGCGTGCGCAACATTGCGCCCGCCACCGAAACACTCTCCTTCAAGGTGTTTCGGTACAGGTTGCCGATGTCCCGAATGTAGGACATGCCATTGATACGGAAAGTCTGGTCGCCAGCCGTCGTGATTGGGCCAGCCGTCCAGCTCTGCACATTACTACCCGGCCAGAAGCGGGGGCCTTGGATAGCCTGCTCTCCGTTCTGTACGACAGGGTACATATAGATAGCAGGGGTGATGTTATAGGTGTTCACACCCTCACCTACACGGGTGGCGAAGCAGTCCGTTGTCTGTCCGGCTTGGAACAGGTCGGCAAGATACTTCGACATCATATAGATGGTACGCATACGAATCCAGTACTTTTCAGCCGAATAGTGGTCACCAAGCAGCTGCTCCAGAGCAATACCCTTGTGTGCGTAGGTCCCCTCATAGAGATATGCCTGCTCGTAGCTGTATATGCCATCGGCATTGTACAGGGATGCACCGAAGTATTCCTGTGCGCGGTCGAAGTAGAAGTGCTGGAAGAAGTCCATCACACGCTGCAAGAGGTTCGTGCCAGTTCCATAGTGGAGTGCCTGGAAGAACGTATTGCGGACAAATGCGGTGTACTCTGCAGCGAAAGCCTCTTTCAACGTGTACCAGAACTGAGAATAGCGACCGTTCCACACCCACAGAGAGGCCAGTCCGTAGTCGCTGTAGTTGTCTTCCAACTCCACACAATAGGGCTTCTTATCCTTGCCTTGGTTGTCGATGGGCCACACGGTATCTACGTCATCCTGACGCCAGCGGAATCTTGCGTCTGGATCTGTGCAATCCTTCATGTAAGGGTAGGTGTTCTTGGCCAGGTTGTCGGTCGCGGCGTTGAACTCCACCCATGCCAGATGGAAGAATGCGTTGGTGATGTCCCAATAGTTCGCTGCCTCGGCCTTGAACTTGCTGATACGTGCCTTCTTGAATAGCTCGTTACGGGCATCGTCATCAGCGACATTGGCCAGAAGCGTAGTAGTCAGATACACGGGAACGGTCTGCCCTCCGCTCTGCTCTGTGCCTACCTGGTAATTATGGCCGCAAAGCTGCGTAGAGAGATTGATGGCTTCGGTTGTATATGCTTTCACATACTCCTTGACAACAGGATCGTAGCGGTACAGGTCATAGCTGCCAGAAATCCAGTACTCATACATAATGGCCTCCTTATAGAGTGCCTTCCCCTCGTCGGTACTGGTGTCAATGTCGGCAATGGCTGTTCCGTAGGATTCCAGACCTTCCAGAGTGGCGGCGTAGGTGTCACCGCCAAAGGTGATGCCCTTCCACGGCTTGATAAGCTGTGCGCACTCATAGACAAGGTTGTATGCAGGCTTCCAGCGGCTTGCGACACCAGAGGGATTCTTCATTGCATCCTCCCATGCCTTTTCACCACAGACATTGTACTTCTCGTTTGCGCTGTCTGGTGAAACGGTCGTGTCATTCCAAGGAACGCGGAAGTTCGTAGAGAGACGGTCATTGTCAAGGCCCTCCATGGCAATAGAGTCGCTGGTGAAGCCAAACGTTCCCTTGTCACCTTTGTCCGGGCCAATGGTGTACAGGCCAATGAATGTGAGGTTGCCGCGTCCATCCTCGGCAAATCCAACAAACGGGTACTGCCAAATGGCCTGACGCGATGCGTTCTGCTCAACGGCTCCACAAGCACGGGCCAGATAATCGTAAGCCTCAGTGCCACCCATTTTGTGACACTGCATCGATGAAGCGTAGTTCTTCTTTGCGCACCACTTCTTGATAGCCGGGTGTGTTCCTCCGTCGAAGTTCCAAGCCACATCAAAAGAGGTCTTGAAGTTCCAGCGGAAATACTCCATGGACGATGTACCCTGTCCCTGCAGGTCGCAATCGGTCTGAGAGTTCCACGTAGGCTCGTCTCTCCAGTAGGTCTTGATACGGCCTCGGATGGTGTCATTCTTGCCCCAGCCAAGGGTCGGGACGTTGCCGCTACCGTCAGCAGCCTTGAACACGAACACATTACACAGGGAGCGTACTTTGTTGAAGTCAACCTTTCCGTTCTCCTTGATATTGTTCTTTGCCTTCATCTGCTGCTTCTCATAGAGAGACAGCTTCCAGTTTACGGCATTGGTAACAATCTCGTCGGAGGTAAGAGCGTTGTCATAGGTACGCAGGGCATACAGGTCGATATCGGCATCAGCACAGCCAATAATGAGGTTGGAAGCTACGTTCAGGTCACGGTTATAGGCAAACACACGCTGCTTAACACCGTTGATGTAGATGAAGCAGGCATTGAACTGGCTTCCGGCCTCGGTGTAGGCTGGATTGACAACGATGGCCAGATGAATCAGGTCTTCGGGGTCGTAGTTCTTGCTCTGAACGTCCTTGTCCTGGCTGTTGGTGGTAAGGAGCGTTATCTTGCTTGATGTCACCTTCAGGCCGTTGAATGTGTTGACTGCTTCTGCACCTTCTCCAATGGTCACCTCGTCCATACACTTGATGATTGGCGTGTCATAGTTCATGACGTTGCGGGGCTGGAACATGATTTCGAGCGTCCGGCCCTCGCTGGCTCTCATGGCAAGCGGAGTGATGGGAATGGAAAGCGTCTCACCAGACAGCAATCGGATGAACGCCACCGTCACGCTGTTACCGCCTTTGTCGATGATGTTCTTCGTCATGTAGCCGTCAACGGATGACCACGTCATATTCTGCCATGTTGGAGTGATGGCAGATCCAGAGAGAATATTGAACAGCTTCTCGCGGTCTGCCTCGCTGTTACTGCGGCCTGAAGCCTTGATTAGAAGTCCAGCCCCAGCGGTAGCGGCATATCCAAGCTTGTTGGTAGCCGTGAAGGCCTCGTCCATCACGTCGGCACCGTCATCGATGCGGGCCGTGACATTGACGGTGAAATCGGCGTTGTCCGCACGTTCCAGCTCCATGTTAAGATAGTATCTTCCTACTGACCCGTTCACAGCTGCCGTCGTGCTTGGCGTGGCAATGGCCGCACCGTCCACCTCGCTCTCTATTGTCAGCGTGTGGTTGCCTGATCCGACGAACACGGCATAGTCGAATACCTTGTTGTTGGTGTAGTTCTGGAGCTCAGACGCTATGTTGTTGGTGATGAAGTAGCAGTTGCTGTCATTAGCCGACACACAGAAGATGTCATAGTCCAGAGTAACCGTTTCGAGGCCGCTGACGGTCTCGTCGGTCGCAACCAGTTCAAGGTGCAGGTGGTAGATGCCGCTGCTGCCTCCGAGCCCGATGGGGTGGTTCATCTTCAGCGCATAGTTGCTGCTGAACTCGCTGCTTGGCACTGTCTTCGACACATAGGTAACGTCATTCTGGCTGATGGTCGCACGAAGCTCACAGGCTACGTTCACGTCAAGAGTCAGAGGCACGTTCCAGTTCGCATCACCTTGCCTGAAAGCGGAACCCCACCATGTATCATTCTGAGTGCCCAATGAGAGGGTTGCACGGATGACGCTGTATCTGGATGACATGCGGCGGTTGCCAGTATCGTTGCTGGCTACGAACACGAAGCTTGCGCCATCTGCCACATAGGGGGTGATGTTCACGTTGAATGACTGGTTGGCCGGGAATGTTCCAAGCTCAGTCGTCGTGGTGCCGCCGTTCAAGTTCACCTGTATGGCAAGGCTGATGTTGGTGTCGTAGTTCTCTTCGGTACCGTCGCCATATTGTATGACGCTCTTCACATAGAGAGGGAAATAATAGGCGTTGTTGCCGTTCACATAGACATTGCCAGTAGGCATGTTCTGGAAGCGGAACTCCACATTAGTATTTCCAGATAGTTCGTCCTGGTGCAGCAGCTTCGTAGTGTCGCCGCTGTCGTAGGCATCAGCATCCTCGGCTGTGCGGAAGAACTGCATATATCCCTCCTGCACACGGGAATAGCCATAACTTGCTTTCAGCTCGTTCTTTATGAACTTCTGAACGCTTTCCCCGGCAAACTGCTTATGCTCGTTGGTGGGGTCATCCATCCAGTCGGTCTTGTAGTCGGGAATGTCGTTATAGCTCAGATGTTTGTTTCTTTTCTTAGCCATTTTGATTCTAATTAAATGTTACTAACCATTGTTCCAGCCCTCGTTGTTGTCCCAACCAGCATCGTTGTTCCAACCGCCAGAGCCGAAACAGCTTCTCACGGCCCGCCATATTACCTGCCCCATGTGGCAGATGTAGGCAATGGTATGACCATTGTAGCGGACTCCTATTGTCTCGTTGCCGTTATGATTCATGGCTATTCATCCTCCTTGATAAGATAGAGATTACCATTCTTCTTTTCGGCCTCAGTAAGAGCATCATATTCATCTTCTGTGATGTCAACGAAGAATCTGCGCTGCTCCACATCGTCGAGCAAAACCTGAACTGAATCCTTGTCTGGCTGAGTCAGGAATTTTTTGTTGACTTTTCGATTATTTTCTGCCATGACTTTAGTCGTTTGGGATTTCTTCTTCATCATCTACAAGCCTCAGATAGCCACCATTGCCTGTGCGTAGTGCCTCTCCGTCCGCTGTAGCCAGTACGGTAATGTCATCCTCACTAACCATACATACCTCGCTGACGGATACATCAAGCGGCTCTGTTGCTGGACTTGCAGTAAGGACGGCATCATTCAAAAGGGTCGCACCAACTGAGGGTGTCACGTTTAGCATCGAGGCGGTTGCCCTTGGGATGACATTCAACAGAGTGGCCTTTACGGTCAGTCCGTTAGAATCCTCTTCCTCATGTTCATCCACCACGAGTTCACAATGTACATGCAGGCGAGGGCCTGTATCTACGGCCACTCTTACCGATGTCAGGAGGTTGGCGGACGCATTTGCCGTGACCTCCTGCAGCTCTGCAACCACCGAGGCAGGGGTGTCGATTGTCCCCACCACGGCGGCGGCAGCTGTAATCAGCGTGGCTCTCATTAACAGACAGCTCATATCCTACGGCTTTGCAAGGGTACACAGATTATATACTGCCACCTCGTTACGGACACCGTCGCTTGCGTCGCTGTCGGGGATATGTGCAGTACATACTAACTTCACCTCGCCGGGAGCAAGGTTATCGGTAGGAACGATACCGTAATAGTTGCCTGAGTTCAGAATCAGGTCTTCCTTATCCAGTACCACACTCGTCTTACCAGACTTCACCTCGACCTCAAATTCATCATCGGCCATAGAGAAGCCAGTAGCCGTCAATTCGACCTTGAACTTTAATTCAGTTCCTTTGTAAATCGTTGCCATATTGCTATTAGAAATAAATGATTATTGGAGTTGTTTTAATACTTCCCGCTTGACGGTTGCAAACAGGTTGCTTTCCTTGATTACTGCGGCTACTGCACCTACGTACTTCTGCGGTATCTCCACCTCTCCCTCGGAGTGGTATATTTCCCGTGCCAAGTCCTCAAACCCGATATCGAGAAGCACAGAGCCATTGTACATCATCGAATTGCCTACACTCTGGGCAATGTCGAACGTGACCATCTTACCATCAAAGTTGATTGGAGCCACGATTTTTCTGAAATTGATTTTCATACTGCTTTCTTGTTTTTTGTTAATACTATGTTGTTTATCCATGCGAATCGCTTACGCTGTGCCAGATAGCCGGGATTGTCCTGGTTGGCGTATGCCTCACGTTCAAAGGAAATGTTTCTGTAGGCCTTATCCCAATTCCTGTACTGGGCCAGTCTGAAAAGGAACTCCAGACCGTACCAAAGGAGGAAGGGAACTACCAGCATTTCCTTCTGCTGCCTGCTGTGAATCTCTTCATGGTTCAAGAGGCGATCCGAAATCTGGTAGCCTTCATTGACTATCATCCACCACACTAATGTTATGGTCGAATATCCCTTTGGTGGGAACCATGAGCATCTAACAATTTTCATATTTTAATTTCTATGTGAGATAATGAATGCATTGAAATTACCGTCATACACAATCACGAAGTGCAAGATGTCACCCTGTGCCATAGCAATACCTCCTGTTGTGTCTTGGTATTCGTCATTATTGCGAATATGCGGACAATTGTCTCCATAACCTTCACCAGCGTAACCATAAACTTTGAAAGAAGAACCTGATGCAGCCATGACAATCAAATCAATGGCAAAGTGAGCGTTCTCATTCAAACCGAGGCAATTTCTACAACTCGTAAGCGTTGGCAAATATACCGTGCTATAGGTTCCATATATGAGTACCTTGTTTCCATTGGTTATAGGTATGGTATTATTATTATCTTCCGGCGTGAACTTATTCAAGATATGTCCAATAGGAGCAGTTGCCATGAGCAAACGTCCTGTTGCTTTAACTGCAGATCCGACTATTGAGGACGCATCTAATACTGAACATTCTACAGAGCCGTCATAGGCACTCAAAATTATATTGACGTCTTGATTGTCAGATGATGATGTACCTGCTGGACGCTTCACCAAAGCAATGCGACCATAATCATACCCGTCAATGTCAAGCCTTGCACCGATTGTAGCAAGGTCACCTCCTGTAAATCCATTGTTTGATACTGCAAAGCCTCGCCAAGTGTAGGAAAATCCCCATCCAGATACACCGGTAGAAGTTAGAAGCACTTTGTTGTCATTCGATTTCAATGAGCCCGAAAAGGTTCCTGTGGCACCTTGAAGCTCTCCTTTAAAGTAGCCAGCATCCGCATATATAGTACCCCTCACGGTAACCACTCCACCAGACGTTACTGATAGTGTGGTGTTAGTCCCGTCTGAAATAGAGAAGTTCCCTGTCTTGAAGTCGATATTCTCAGCAGCGATTTTCAATGTTCCACCTTCGAAGTCTATATTGTTAGCTTTAACCTTAAATGTATATCCTGTGAAGTCAATGCTGTCTGCGACAACGACTGCATTCTGAGCATTAAGTGACAGCTTACCGTTGCTGTTGAAACTTAATACCGTTCTTAGCGTAGTTGTGCCATCCTCTTTGTGGTAATAGCCAAGCGTAAAAGTGTTATCGTTGCCCTCTGAGGCCATTATTATCTTCAATCCTTGTGCAGCATTACCAACAGCAGTAATAAAGCTCTGTGAGGCCGTGAAGTTGATGCAATCGCCACTGATGGCAACATTGTCGCCATTGAGAAGCAAACGCCCCTTGTATGTCTGAGAGGTGGAATCATAGTAAACAGATGTGCCGATGCTGGCCGTTACCTCATGCTCTTCGTCCTGTTCATCAGTCCACTTGAATTTAGTCGATAGTACGCCGCTGCTGTCAGTCAGTACGAGGGAACTGCCACTAACGCCTATCACATTGCCGTTACCGTCCAATATGAACTTCTCAGAGAATGCAGTTAGTTGGTTGACCTTCATAAGCAGGCCCGTAGAGCCGTTTCCACCATACACCAAAAGGCGTATCTCGTTACCAAGGTTCTCAATGAGGGAGCGCACATATTCGCGTATCATTTCCCAGCCTGTGCCAGTCCACATATACACCTCTGCACCGTCATTGTACCCTGCAGCCGCATTCAGCTTTGGCAAACTGACCTTGTGCAGCCAGAGGTCGTACATATTATAGGTGTTGCCATCTACCACGCTGCCGAAGATACGGAACTGATACGTTCCCAGGATCGTGCGCAGGGCCTCGAAGTATAGCACCAGTTCGGCATATTCGTCGGTGTTGGATGCAGGAAGGGTCACAAGGTTGCCAACCAATGCGTTATTATTGTAAACGATGGAAGGATTGAGAGGGCTACCGTCGTAGGCACCGATGGCGCACGTTACAAAGCTCGTAGAGAGCCTTTCCTTGATGCCGTCATAGAGCAAGATGCCTATGAGCGCAAGGAGGCCCTTAGTGCCAAGCATATTGCGCACACCTTCAACACCGAGGCGCAGACTGCCAATGCCAACAAGCTTTGAAATGAGCGGGATGCTGTTGTATGATACGCCGCCATGAATATACTGGTTGTCATCGTCGCCAGTGGTAGCCTTGCCACCGCTGCCCTTTGCTGACTCTATCTTGTCAGACAGACGGCCAATAGCCCCCTTCGTGCTCTGGTAGTAGCCTACCGTATATTGCACCTCAGTTGTAATGAGGTCTTGGCGAACACTTGTCACGATGCCACCAGCGGCAGCGGTTCCGAGGGTGGGAGGTGTGCCGTAGGTTAGGTAGGTGAAGATGCTCTTGTCTCTCGTCTCAGCAGTAGTGGCTTCCAGGGCGCATTTCTTCAGCTCTGCCTGTGCCGCCTGCTTGTAGATGCCATCGAGGGCCACATTGGTAAGAGTAACGATGTTGCTCAGACGGCTCATTTGCTGAGTGGCGTATGGGCAAATCATTTCTGTGCTCGTCGAGGGCAGTATCATTCCGCTTTGAACAGAGAAGATGATGCGGTAGTCCCCGGCATTGGCGACAAACGGTGTGTCGCTCACATCGTCCGCTCCATGCTCATTTGTCTGCTCAGAGAAGTAGGTTAGCTCAAACTCCCTGCCAATGAGAGGCTGATCCAGCGCACCGTCGGCATAGTTAGGCTGGAACACCATCGAGAGGGGAAGGTCAGCAATGATAAGGTCGGTGTCAAAGTCATAGTCGGCCAACTGCGTACCATTCCAGTATGCAAGGCGGAAGTACCACTTGGAATACTGCTTATAGGTAGCTACCTGCGGAAGTCCTGTCTGTGGGTCAATGACAATGTTGTTATCGCTGTCTTTAACGTAGGTGTCTGGAATCCTGTTGCCCTCGTCATCGCACAGATAGCAGCGACGCTCCCGAAGGTTGTACATATACAATTCCATCTTCGGGTACACATCATCAAAAACAATGTCTTTCATGATTCGAGGATTCCCGCTGCCAATGATACTGTCGGGATATTCCGTCGGATCGAGCATAAGACGCTCCGTAACTGCCACGTTCTGGCCGCTGAGCGTCCGCTTCGCCATGTTCTTTGTGCCGCCAAGGATGCGGAATGTATTGTATTGGATGCCGCCGTCGCTGGCTGTTACAAGCGTACCAGGCTCATAGGATGGCCCCTCGCCGTTGTTTTCCTCAGTGATGGCACCGAGATTGAATGTGTGGTCGGCATAGTTGAAATAGTACTCCGTATCGAAAGCGTCTGCAATCTGCTGTGCGCCGCTCTTGATGGTGGCACCATCGAAGCTGATGGAGACGGTGCCGGACACGCTAATAGTGCCAACCGTCCACGTTCCGAGGTCGCCGTGCTCATTGAGGCAAGCAACCAGGTATTGCGCAATGGTGGCAGCGTTACCGTTGTATGGGAATGTAGAGAGGACAACGTTTGCTCCCTCTGCGTCCTGTGTCTTGAAATACAGGGGCAGATAGCCGAGCTGTGTCAACTTGTGCTGGAACTTGGGGCTGTAGCGGAAACCGTTTGCCGATGTCTGGCTTGGATAGTGCTTCGAGAACAATATATAGTTGCTGTCGATTGGGCACACCTCACCAGCATTCAGAGGGGTGTGCTCCGTAGAGTTCCATTCCAACTGAATGTAACCGCCATTCTGTAGGTTGCTCTCCTTGATGGCCGTCTCATATACTTGCGGATAGGTTGCCATGGCTATACTTGTGCTGAGTGGTTAGAAGGGTCTGGCTCAGTCAGCGAAAGCGTGAACTTGGCCATTTCAAGCATGAACTCCGAGAACTGCTGGCAGTCCTCATAGATGAAGTGGTACACCTTTCCCGGCTCATACTTGGTACTGATGTCGAGCCGTCCAGTGTCAAGCTCCGCACAGAACGAGGCATAGCGTCTGAGGAAGGTACTCTTATTCGGGGCCGTGATGTGTACTGGCAGCGATACCGTGCGAACGTCCTTTAGGTTCACAGCACCTACTATCTTGGTGCCGTTCATAGCCATGTTCTTATTCTGAACAGGCTCCTTGTGTGGGGCAGGTGTCATCAGCTTGGAAAGCCCCGTCTCTTCGAGCGAGAGGCCCCAAGTTGTATAGGCATCCTTGCCGTTTATTGTCAATTCTCCTGCTGGCATAGTTATATCAATTCTGTAATTCTGCTGTTCAACGTGTCGAGCTTTAGCCCGAAGTCCTTATACATACCCTCTGCCGCCTTCTTGATGGCAAGCAGATATTCATTAGTGGTGTTGAGCATGGTGCGAATCTCCTTCACGGTGTCGCTGCCCGGAGTAGTGATACCGCTCATGGCTTGCAGGGTGGCAAGTATCTGGAGGCGTACCTCGTTGCCCTGCAGCGTCGCCATCTGCTGGGCCACGGCAATACCAAGGAATGTCTCGAATTGGTCATACGTGGCCTTCTCGCTTGTGTTCATCGTCGCTTCCTGATCCTCATAGACGGTAAGCCCGAAAAGGTCTTGAATGGCCTTTGCCTGCTCCGTATAGCCCTCTTTAGCTGCTGCAATGGCATCGGCCAACTGCTTCAACTGCCGGGCGCGTTCTTCCTCGGACATTTCACCGTTTACGATGCTGGCGTAACGCTCCTGCCACTCCTTCATTTGCCTGTCAAACTGCTCACCAAGCACGAACTTGTCAATGAAGGCCTGGCTCATAATCTTGCTGATGTTCTGAGCGAAGCTGTCAGCGTCCGACTCCATATCCATGAGGGCAGAGACAAACGTGTTCCTGAGGTCGCCGAAAGCACTTGCGAATTCATTAGGCACAATACCGAAAGCCTCTCTGATACGCTCTGCCAACGGTGCCAGTTCCTCGTACTTGGCTACCCAATCGTCAACCATGGGGAGCAAGGCGGCAATCTTCTCGTCCATCGTACCCTCGCCGTCCATGATGGTGTTCACGGTGTCCTGGTACCTGTCGAGGAACCTCTGGAATGAGGAACCGAGAAGGAACTGGTTAATGATTTTCTCAGCCATTATCTGGCGCACGCTCTCGGCAAAGCTCTCAGCCGTCATTTCCATGTCGAGCAAAGCGGAAGTCCAGTTTTCCTTCATATCCTTAAAGGTGGCGTCTTCCTCTTTCAGTCGCTCACGGAGTTTCTCGGCCTGTTCCAGCGTCATTTCGCGCTTCTGCACAAGTTCCTCTATCATGGCATCCAAAGCGGCCTCTATTTCCTCTTGGCTCTTGTTGCCGTCATTGAGGATGGCCATATACCGCTCATTCCATTCTTCCAGATACTTGTCGAAATCGTCATTGAGTACGAATTTCTCTATGAGCGACTGAGTGAGAATCTTCTGCAAGTCCTTACGGAAGCCCTCTGCGTCGCCCTCCATGCTCATAAGTGTGTTCAAGAACTGTGTACGCAGGTCATCGAAAGGAGATTCTGGTTTGACTTCCTCAATCAGTCCTAAACCTTCCAAAAACTCTTGCGCCAACGGTGCCAGCTCTTTGTATTTCTCAACAATTTCGGCTATCTTGCCTTTCAGTATGTCAAGCGTCTGCTCGTCACCACCGATATGACCGAGGTCGTGCTGTACGAGATCGGCCACGGCAGACTTCCATTCATCAAGCAAACCGTCAAATGCCTGGTTAAGAAGTTCCTGCTCGATAATCTGACGTGCAAGGGTTTGGGCAATCTTCTTTCCCCATTCCTCTGCGTCGGTATTCATATCCATAAGGGCATCGAGGAAGTCGCTGTGCAAGCTCTCGAAGATGTCTTCTTCATCCTTAAAGAAGTCGCTATAGCCCAAATCGTCCATGATGTCTTTCGACTGCTGGGCCAGTTGCTTGCGCTTGGCTACCATTTCTGCAATGAGGGAATTAAGACGGTCAGCGTCGCCACCATGAGCAATCTCGTCTGCATAGCGTTCTCTCCAGTTCTCCATCCAAGCATTGAAGTCTTCACCTAATACAAGGCTCTTAATCAAGTCCTCAACCATTATTCTGGTGATATCCTGCTGCCATGATTCGGTATCGGCTTCCATATCCATGAGGGTTGATAGCCACATGTCACGGAGATTGGAGAAATACTTCACCGTTTCCTCAGTAGCATCTTCTATAGGTTTGACGATGCCGAGGTCAACGAACTGCTGCATGGTGTCCTGTGCCCTCTGGACGTTTTCATTGTAGGCACTCACAATTCCGTCGAGTTCTTTCTTGTATTGCTCGTCTGAAATTTGGCCGTTGGCACGTCTCTTATTCAGATTGGCAAGAGAAAGATAAACACGCTCTATGTCCTCTTCCATGCCCTCTGCAATAAAGTTGTTTACGACCATCCTGTTTATCATCCTCTGCCAGTATTTGGCTATATCGTCAAATACTTCTTCCGATCCGTCAGCGAGTTCGTATAACGAGTTGAGGAAATCGTCAAAGAAAGTCTCTTTGGAAATGGTGTTCATCTTCTCGTTCACGCTGTCGATGGTTTCCTCAATGGCCTTTCCAGCTTCAATGTACTGGTCAAGGTGTTTTTGGGCCTCTCCGTGAAGAGTCTGCCAGAACTGGGGCAAATTATGCTTCAATTCATCCAGCTTCTTCCAGTCAAGGTTGAACAAGTTTCCGATGTTACCATCCATCTGCGACCATAAACCGTAGTCATATTGTCTCAGATAGTCCCAATTAACATCTTCGTTGGCATTATATCCGTTAGAGTGGCTGAACCATCCGGCACCACTTCCAGCCCATCCCCTATACACATCGGCTGCTGCCTGTTGTGGCTTTCTGAGGTCTTCGATGGTTTTCTGCTGAAGCTCCAGTATCTTGCCACCGTAGGCTTTCTCCATCAGCTCCTTTTCATATCGAAGGTTTTCTTCCCACGTATCAAGGAGCCATCCCCATTTTTCAAGTGCTGCTTGGTATTCGTCATCGTTGCCGAAGAGGAAACCGCCACCAATGGAGTCTATCATGCGCCCGATACCAGCAAAACCGTCAAGCACACCATTGACAGCACCGAACACGTCACCGCTGGCTAAAGACTGGATGGCATTATTGAATCCGTTAACACCATCTGCGAAGCCGTGAACAGCGTCGCCGAAGTCAGTTCCTGTCAATCCTATCTTATCCGTGAACTCAGCAAGGCTCTGCGCATTGGTGGCAGCGAGAGAGGCAATTTCTGAGAATCCCATTCCCTCGAAGTTGAACAGGTCGCCCATTACCTGTTTGAAGCTTCCGCTATCAAAGCTGCTTTTCAATTCCCGGGCATAGTTTCTTCTCTGTTCTGTAGCCTGGTGATTGCTGTTTTGTATGGTGGTATCAGCCGCCAGATTCTCAAATAGCTGGAGCAGTTGATTGTATAAGTCAGACCCCTTTTCGAGAGAGGAAAGAAGGTTTTCTTTGTTTTCCTCGCTGATGGCTTCCAGTTCTACGGTTATCTTTTCACCGAATGCGTCCCTGATGTCCTGGCTATTCAGAAGTGCTTGAATCTGCTTCTTGTCATCCAGCACCTTATTGATGGATTCAGCCTCTTTATTGAGGGCGTTCATATAGAGCTGTTCTGCCGCGGTTGCCTGTTCTGTCAGACGCTTGCGCTCACGGAGTCCGGGAAGGATAGAGGCCAGAATATCCGTCTTGTCTGTTATGGTATTCTCTATCTCCAGAATCTTCTCAGACAGTACTTTGGCGTTTTCAGCAGTGATGTCCTTCGTGTCAAGAGCTTGTTTCAGCTTTGCCTTTAGTTCACGAAGGGCAGAAGCAGATTGACGTGATAGGTCGCCGAATACAGATTCCCAGTCAATGGATTGTTGCAGCTCTTTGAAGTCAAGCTCTGATAACAGACGGTCTCGCTCAGCCTCTAACGTACGTTTTTGTATTTCCCCCTCTTCGTCGGCTATCTTCTGGGCATATTCCTTGGATATAGCCTTTTTCTGATCCTGTATGCTTCCATACGTTCTGATATAGTCTCGAAGGGCTTGCTCCTGCAACTTGCGCTGCTCAGCCAATGAGCGTTCGTAGGCCTTCTCGTTGGCTTCAAGTTGAGCAAGATAGTTGTCTGTCTCTGCCTTTGAGTATTTGGTGTTCACCGTGCTTGGGTCAAACACCCTATTCTTGTTAGCTGGGTTTGCCTCGAACTCTTTCTTTGCCTCTTCGATTTTCTGTTGTTTGAGGTCTTCGTATGCACGTTCAATGGCTGTCTTCTGCTTCTCAAAGTTGAGTTTCAACTGAGCCAGCGTTTTAGATGTGCCCTCGTTCATGGCATCAATGCGGGCTTGTGTCGTGGAATACTCCAAATCCTTTTCCGCACGTTCTCGCTCCTTGCGCTGCTGTGCAATGAGGGCAATGTATTCCTGGTGCTGCTTTTTGCGCTCGATGTTCTTCTTGGCTTCGGAATCGTTGCTGGATTTCAGCTTGTCATAGTCCTTTTTAGCCTGGTCTGCTGCATCCTTCAATTTCTTGTATTCCTTGTCGAATGTAGCCTTATCCATTGTCTCTTTCTTCTGCCAGAATGAATCAACGGCAGCTTGCGCACTCTTCCAGTTGTTGTAGGCATCCTTGCGCCATTGTGCGGCGGTGTGAGTCTCTGGAGCAGTAGCTTCATCAGGAACCATCCTTCCTGTCGGGCCGTCGAATCTCATTCCCTGTGTGTTGATACCCCTACCGTTTCTTGCATCCTGTAGGTCTTTCTCTACTTGGGAGAAATTAGTCACGAATGTAAGAGGAATGGTAGTAGCACCTGACCAATCCCATTGACGCTTCATCTGCAGGAGGTCATTAAGGGCCTGCTCCTTGCCTTTCAGTTCTTTCTCCAGTTCCAACGATGCAGGGCTTTCGGCTATCTTGGTTCTGAGGTCTTCCACGTCAGCCTCCAACTCAGCAATAAGTTCATCGTATTTCTTCCTGGTATCGTCAGCAATGGCCTGGTAATCGGTAGGGATGGAACTATTGGCGATAACGCCAGCTGCAATATCGTGGGCATTCTTCAATTCCCCGGCAAGGTCGGCAGCACGCTTATAGAAGCTATAGACAGCCTCTTTCGTCTTGATGTTATCGTTAGCCTCTTGTATGCGGATTTCCAGAGGCTTGTTGTCTTCGGCAATCTTCTTGCGAATACGCTCAATCTCAACAAGTTTTTTGAGGTACTGATCCAACTGGGTCTCTGCGTCTTCGAGCTGCATCAGATTGAAGATGGCATTCTTGCCACCTGTGTACTTTGCATCGTCGAGCATGTTCTGTTTGATGCGGTCGATGGTTTCCTTCCACTTCTGCACCTCACTACGGATATGCTCATAGTTGGCCTTGTCGGCCTGTTCGTTAAGCTCCTTGATGGCTTCTGCAAGGTCGAGGGTGGCAATGGTTGCCTTGTCGTACTTCTCTGTAAGGGTGGGAGCCATCTTGTTAAGCATTTCCCAAGCAACGGCTTTCTGGTACTCAGTAGCCGTCTCGTCCTGCAGAGTCTGAATGTAGCTCTTGATTTTGTTCTGTTGCTCTTCCAGCTTGTCAGCGAACGTCTGCATTTCCTCATTGGCCCTGCGACGTGCTGCTGTCTCAACGCTTTCTGCTGTGGCCAGCTTATAGACTCCGAAAGCCACGGCAGCGATAGCAACAGCTACGGCAGTATATGGGTTAGCGGCCATAGCAGCCGTCAGAGCCTTTGTTGCTGCTATGAGGCGCATTTTGGCCACCGTCAATACATTCACACTGCCAAGCTCTGCCCGAGCTGCTGCAACGCTGATTCCACGGGCTGCTGCAAGTTTCTTTGCTTCCATAGTCAGGAGGGCTTCTTGAACAGCCAAAGCCTGCTTGATGGCAATGGAAGCTTTCTCGATAGCGTGTGCAGTAATGAGGGCTGTCTTGTAAAGTCCGATGGCTACAACGGCATCCATCAGAACGGCACCAACTTTCTTGTAGTTCTCTACGAGAGTGGAAACGCTACCCAACACGTCATTGATGACACCTTCGTTAGCCTGGCCGATTTCGTTGAACATTACATCGATGGCATCCTCAATGTTGGAAATCTGACCAGCAATAGTCTGTGACTGAGCTTCCATCAGTCCGGCGAACTTTCCACCCTCTGAGGACATCGACATAATGGCCTTGTTGAACTCTTCGGCACCAACCTTGCCAGCGGTCACCAACTCGCCCACCTTATCCTTAGTCACTCCGAACTGCTTGGCCAACTCGTCAGCAAGAGGAATACCACGTCCCATGAACTGGCGCAAGTCCTGTGTGAACATACGGCCCTGTGTCATGGTGGTACCATAGAGCATTACAAGGTCATTAAGAGGTATGGAGAGGCCTGCGGCTATGTCGCCAAGGTGAATCAGCGTATCGTTCACATTCTCTGCTGCAACACCGTATGCCAAAAGCTGTTTGGCACCATCTGCAACGCCCTTTAGGTCAAATGGAGTGATGGCTGCAGTACGAGTGAGTTGCTGCATCAGTTCCTGCGCCCTTTGCTCAGAACCGAGCATAGTAGTGAAGGCCACTTCCAGTTTCTGAAACTCACCTCGTATGCTTGTCACTTTCTGAATGAACTCTTTTCCGGCCTGTAGGGTGAGGAAGCCGGCAGCGTATTTTGTCAGTTTATCCAATCCCTGTGACATGACTCCCGACGTCTGTTCAAACTCTTCGCCAAGTTCCTTTGTTGCAGCCGTTGTACCTTGGATGGCCTCTGTAGCCTTGTCTGCTCCACGCTTCTCTTCATCGGCAGCTTTCTTCCCAGCCTGTGCCACCTGTTCCTGAGCCTGTGTGTTCTTGTCAACGGCTGCGGTCATCTTGTCGAATGAACCCAACAGCTTCTGCATGGAGCTGGTGAACTCGTCGATAGTCATGCCGCTTTTCTCAATTTCACGGGTAGTCTGGCGCATGTGGTTCTTCGTGTCATTCATCGTTTCCACGAAGCCAGTATTATCGGCTGTAACGGTATAGTTTAACTCGGACATCTTGCTCTTTCATTTATTGTTTCACATTCACCCCATACTTTCCCATCAGCGCGGACAATTCCTTGAAAGCCTCGGGGTCGTTAGCATCCAACAAACCGCCACCAAGAGACGTTGGCACGTTCTGGCGTTCATCTTCCGTAAGGTAAATGGAAGTAACCTTGTCGGCCAGACGTAAGCGAAGGTAGGTATATCCCTTTTCAAACAGGATTTCGTTATCTGTGAATCCCATTTCCATGAGAGGCTGTATAAAAGCACCCATCACGCTAACGCCATTGAAAGTGATATTGGTACCGCTACCGTTCTTATCCTTAATCTCCATGACCTTTGCCAGACGCTCACGCTCCTTGTCAAGTCCAAGGTGCTTGATGAACTGCTCCGTCTTGTCTGTTGAAAGAAGGTTGATAAGCAGAGTGGCCATGTCCTCACTTTCCATTTCATTCATGAAGAATTCCTTTCGCTCGTTGAACTTCTCGATGTCGTACAGGTCGTTATAGGTGTTAGGCGCGGTGTGATAGGCCAGAATCTGACAGCATACGTCTCTGCTGTGATTGGCAAGGCGCATGGCTTCAACATAGGGACTGGTATTCAGCAATGCACGGTTGATGCCAAGTCTCTCTACCTGCCGATGCAAAAGGAACATCTTAGCAAGCGTAACAGGGTATAGATAGAATTGACGGCCTCCAAGCGTGAAAGGGTGTGGCCGTCCAATTATGACATCTTCGAGATTGTAAACAATATCCTTCATGTTGCCGATTCTGATTAGTTCCCCGGACAGGACTCGAACCTGTGACCTCTGCTGTATGAGGCAGAATTCTGACCAACTGAACTACCGGGGCCAGCCGACTATTACCCGTCGGCGAGGGCTTTAAGAGTTCTCCTTCTGGAAGAAGTCGATGTCCGTCAGCTTGCCGTTGGCATCAGTCTGGCCCTTGGTCTTGTAGGTGTAGACAGCTACCAGACCGTCCGTAGAGTCAAACTTGACGGCCACATGCTCAGAGCAGCCTTTCAGCTCAACACCAGCGGCACCCACCTTTTCGGGGGTAACGGTCACGTCACCGAACTCTTCCGTGAAACCACACTCCACCTCGGTAGGATCCTCGATGCGGCGGTTGTAGGTAAGAATGTACTTGTCGGGTGCCTTCTTGCGGCCTTCGCTCTCGCCGCCCTCAATGTTGGCGACCTGCTCCTGGCCTTCCTCAACGGAAAGACTGGTTGAGTTCTCCACGATGTCGTTGTGGTCATTCACTTGGCACTTGCCCCAGCCTAATACTTTTCTTGTTGCCATGATTTTCTACGATTTTAAGTGATTATTCTGCACATCTTCTAAACTTGATTCTCACATAGATGTACGTCTCATGAGTAGCAGGGTCTTCGAGGGAGCGGATTGTCGGTCTCTCATCTTCCGGCAGAAGGTATTCGGGAACATTGAAGGAATCCAGCCAGTCACGGATGACCTGCTCCAGCGTATCGATGCGCCCGATGTCCTTCACGGGCTCTGTGTCCTTCCCGAAGGGTTTCTTAGGGACAAACACGTTAATGACGATGAAGCCGTCTTGAATCTGGCCGTCGAGGGCAGAATTGAAGATGACCACGGCATCCTCCGTCTTGGCATTCCGCTTGCGCATACCATCACGCAGCACAGAGCCGCCTATGGCTTCTGCAATGGGGCTTTCCTTGACAAAGTGGTAGAAGTCCTTTTCAATCTGTGTCCCGGTCTTGATGTTGCTCATTTCTTCCTTACAATGAATCCGATTCTTCCTAATTCCTGCGGTACCAGACGGTCGGCAAGCAGTTCCGATGAAGAAAGAACATTTCTTCCGTAATATTCTTCGACATAGGAGGCGTAATTCATTCCGGCCACGACAATGAGACATATTCCCTTGGGATAATCTCTCACCAGCTTCGCCATAAATGCTTTGGCTGCTGCCTTGCCTTCCGTTCCGTTGCCAGTCCGTTCCACTACTGCCTGTTCTATCACTTGGCCATCCTTGACAACTGCATACCCGATGGAGGAACGTAAGTTTCCCGTCGGGTTGTTGTAGTTGCCATTTTCTCTGGCTTCATTGATACACTTGCTACCGATATAGCAGAGCCTGTCGAGAATGGCGTTCTCGGCTCGCTCTATCAGCGCGTCAATCTCCATGTCGAACTCGGATAATGGAGTTTTCAATTTAACTGGCATGTCAGACAATGATTTTGATTCTGTCGAGGCAAACGTCCTGGATGTCCTGCACCTTGAACTCGCCAAGCTCCTTGTTTCCCCTTACGAGGCGCACGGTATCGGTGTCGAGGCCTTCTGGAATTCTCTCAATCAGCACTTCGTATGCCTCATGGGTGAAAGTCCCGCCTACGCTTACACCTTTGTTATCGTGCGTGTTCGTCTTGATGAAGCAACGGACTGGCTCACTCCAGACAGATTCGGCAATGATGGGCTGGCCGTCATCATCAAACTGCCCGTCGGCAGCGTTCATCCTGTATGTCAATGTCCCGTTGGTACGCATGGTTAGTAGAATTGAGACCCGTCCTGTATCACGGTCATACTATCAGTGAGATACTCGGAAGCATCCAGTCCGAACCGCTGGCACCAGAAGAGAATGTTCTTTTCCACCGCCTCGCGGTTTATGCTCACGTTGATGCCACCCTCGCTGCGGTTAGACTCAACCCATCCCTTGACGACAACGATAGCTGCCTTGACGATTTCCACGTTATTAGGCACGGCATTGCCGCTTGGGCTGATACCCGCATCCTCCAGCACGTCAATGAGCACGTCATCGTCGGCATAGCAGGTGTCGCATATAAGCTTGCACTTCGCCCTGAGTGCTTCCAAGTTAGTTCTTTCCATTACAGCTGGGTTTTGAGGGTATAGATATCCTGACCTTCCGTAATGATAGGCAAAGAGAGGGATTCTGCCTTGGTGAACTCACCGTGGTTGTCGCCCTTGGTCTCGCCAACGTTCCACTGGCTGATGCGGATGCGGCCATAGTTGCTGTAGGCAACGTCGCTTTCCTGTTTCAGCTCATTGTCGCTGTAGGCGTTCTTGACCGTGCCGAGCTTACCTTCGGGAATACCTACCAAGTTCTTCTCGTTCCAAGGATTGTAACTGAGGAACTGACGGCCCTTCTGCACACGCAGACGGCGGCGCACCTTCTCGAAGACGGGATAATCGTTGCTCAGCATGTACTCGTTGATGTCCTTCAAGGTGACAATCTTCGAGGACTTGTCTGTGCCCCAAATCATCTGCTTCATCTTCTTGGTGCGGCACATGTAGCTGATACGGCTGGGCGCACACAGAATCTTAGAGAGGCTGGTCTTATCCTCGGCGGCGTCGATCAGCTCGAACACGTCTTCCATCGGGTCAACGGTATCGATGTTCTCTTCCGTCCACTGCGTCTTGGCGGTGGCGAGGTTAGCCTGCGGGAAGTTCATGCTGATGCCTCCACGGATGGGACCTTCGGGGTTGTTGTTCTCGTCGAAGGTGAAAACGCCGTGGTTAGACAGCAGACCAAGGAAAATCATGTCAAGCTTGCCCTCTACGGAGTTGACCACCGTCTGGACGTTGCCCCACATGATGTTGACCAGCTGCTGGGTCTTCTGCTTGTCGCTGATGCTCTTTGAGTCGAGAATCTGGAGAATCTTACGATAGTCCTTCATCGAGAGCGGAAGAGTCAGGGCGTGGTTCATCACGCTCTTCTTGATCGTCTCGATGCCTTCCGTCTGCAAGATAGGCTCCTTGGAGTCGATGCCGATGGTAGGAGCAACAACGGTGATGTTGTACTTGCCTACCAGTTCCTCAAAGTCAAGCCCAATAGTCGGGCTATCCCAGTCGAGCCAGCGAGTGTACAGCACCTGGTCAAACAGACGCTTCTGAAGCTCAGAAGCCTTGTCGATGCGAATCTGCACATTCTTAGTGAGTTCGCCAAAAAGTGAACTGAGTTCTGCCATAGTTACTGCTCAATGACTTTGATGTTAGGGTTAGATTTCAGCACATAACCATCCTCAACCAGCCATTCATCGGGGAAGGCTGGGAGAATGTCTTTCAGAGCAACTGCGTCATACGCAGGAGAGAGAGCGGGGTAACGCTCCTTTACGAACTCTTCATCCTCGGCGAGGATCGAGTTAGGCACATACTTCGGAGCGGCCTTCTGCAGCTTGACATAGTCATTGGCAGCAAGCTCCTTTTCTCCGAGATACGGAGTGACAGAAGCGAGAGCAATCTGCCCCTCACTTGGCTCAGATGCGACAATCTTCAGGGCGCCCTCGTCGGTGCTCTCAGCGTCGATGTAGCCGTAGTCGATGGCCTCCTGGATGAAGTGACCCTCGGCCAGCGTAGAGATAGCGGCATTGAGAGTCAGAACGTCATAGTCGGGGTTGCTGGTGTCGATGGACTTGATGGTTGTCGTTTTGGCATCGTTGGAGAGATCCATCACCGTGTCGCCAACCTGGAAGTAACCATCCTTCGCAACACGCGGCTTGGTCGTGGTACCGCCAGCGAGAACCTTTGCCACCTTGACAACGGCGCAGGTCAGTCCGGCAAGAACCGCAATCCATGCACCCTTGTAGATTTTAGTACCTACAGGGAAATCCTGCACGGGCTTGAAGCCTGCTGGCAGGATGCGTCGCTCCTGGCGCCAGAAGGGATTCGGATGCTTCGTGTAGGAAGTTGAAGCGAATTCAATCATCGTTCTTAATCGGTTTTGTTGTCAGGCAATGTTTTAGCCCACGCATCGGCATCATCCTCCATTGCCTTTTGAGAGGATGATAAGATGTCTGCCTTTTCGGCTGGCATCAGTTTGTTGGTGACCAAATCCTGCTTGTACTCCTTCAACTCCTTCTCGATGTCTGCGTCATCGGCAATGCTGAAACGCTTCATGAGGAAGTCGGGGATTCCAAGCTCTTTCGCTTTCAGAGTGATGGCTGTCTGACGCTCACCCTTGGCCTTCTCAGCTTTCAGTGCAGCATTTTCATCCTGCAATGCCTTGATGGCCTCGTCGTTCTGCTTCTTGTATTTGCGGAACCACGAAGGGGGATTCTTGCCGTCATCGTTGCCCTCATCGTCGTCACCTGCTCCCTCGTCGTCATCATCCCCAGCCTTTTTGGTCGTGGTCTTAGTCTTGGGAGCCTGTTTGCGCGTCTTCCTCGTAATTTCCCCCTGGATAATCTTCGCAGTGGGAATGAGCGAATCCGCAACACTCGCGATGTCCTCGTCTGAGGCATCGTCATTCAAGCCCTCGGAAGCTGACTCGGCCAGCTCCTCGATTGCCTTGTCTGTCAATCCAAAGTCTTTACATTTGTCTTGCAGAACCTTCAAAAGTTTCTTATTCATATTGTACAAAAAAGTGATTAATCGCGGCAAATTTACACAAAATTTTCAATATAGTGCCTATAAAGCACCTAATATTTTATAAAAATATGCGCCTTTAATGCGACAATAACTCTTTAATATTGCGAATAAGGATTATTTAACTAAAAGTGCCTATCAAGCATATATAAAACACCCCGATGGAATGATGACCACCGGGGCAAAACAAACAACTTACTATGACTAACAGCAAAAAAGAAACAAAATATTTGGCTGGTTCAATAAAAATGCCTATCTTTGCAGCGGAGATTTCAAATCCACCAGGGTCTTAACGTATCGACGGGGGCATCTGCCGCTTTGTACCAAGTGCCGCTGGCTGAAATGCCGACGGGGCGAAAGACATAAAAGGGTCTTGATTCATTTCAGGAACCCTTTTATCTTTTTTAGATACCTCCCATTCCTTATGTCGGTGAACGTCAGTTCAAGCGGATCGCCATACTGATTGATAAGTTTGATGTTGCCGCATGGGAAATTCTTGCGCTTTAGGTATTCAATGGCATCCCTGAATACTCCAGCATCCATATTCTCCAACTTAACAACAACGGTTCCAGCTTGTCTAAACCCTTCTTCAAGATTGCCAGCAAGGGTGTTGGCCTTCGTGGTGATGCAATACTTGAAGTCGGCAACCGTAGGACGACCACGGAACAACACAAGCGCATCGGCACTGGTCACCCTGTCGAGTTCCGGGAGGAAGGCGACGCTCTCGCCGTTGCGATTGAGGTCTTTTGCCATTTGCTTGATTCCCTTCCATGTGTCGTGCTGACTGCCTTTGTGACCAGGGAATACTACAGTTCTTGCACTCTCGGCCCTTGACAGTTCCTTTGCGCGTTCATCACTTAGGATTTCCTCAAACAATCCCAACTTGTGTTTTAGGTCCTTATGTTCCTTCAACTTCTCGATGACCATAGGAGAGAATGGTTCAAATGCCACGTAAGCAGAACGTTCACGGGGTGTCATAATCTCCGTCACTTTAGAGCCGATGTCCTTTATCATTGCCGCTGATGGGGCAGCGTTACCTGCCTTCACATATTGCGGGTTGTCCTTTATCCAGTATGGCAGGGTGTCACGCTCGGCGGCTTTCTCCACACGGTCGGCGTTGTCTGACAGCCATTGCTTCATACTGTCCGGCAATTCGGTAATCTGGCCGCTGAACTGCCAGCTGCTCACGTCCTCGCCGTTCAGCATGGCACGGTTATAAGCATCGACTTCCTCATCCTTGGCCAATATATCAAGCGTGTAGCAACGGCATTGCGGATGCCAGCCCACGAACTTGAAATCCTTGGGGTACTTGCCTTTCAACGAGTCGCACAAAGGGCAGTCCGTCTTGTCGTGGACTCGCTTCACCTCAACACCGACAATCCAGGGGTGACGTTGCCTTCTTTCGTAGTCGGCAGACCTGTACGCCATATTGGTCTCAGTTCTGGTAAGGCGCATGGCGTTCTTGTAGCTGCTGCGGTACTGCCCCGGCCCGGGGTGGTACGCTGCGGCCCGTTTGCTCAGCTTCAAGTTCCCTTTCTCGTCACGTACCCGACGGAAAAGTCGGTCGGGCTCCTGCAGGTACTGGCGAACATGGCGGGACACGGTGGCTGCTGAGTCGCCACGTCCGAGGCTTACACTGAGGGCAAGTTCCATTTCATCTTTGAACTGCCCCGTGTACTTCCACACCTTCTGGGAGAGGTTCAGACCGCCGTACTCACTCTTGCGCTTGAAGAAGGCATCCATTGCCTCACGGTTGCGGGCAAAGAGGTGGGCGAAACGACTGTCATCTTTCACCCCTTTGCCAAACATGGCCTCTACCATTCTGTCGGAAGCTATATTGGAGTTCTCCCATTCGGCAATGACCCCACTTCTGATTTCCTGATAAACGGCACTATAGAGGCCACGGAGGATAGTGGCAGACTTCGCCGACATACGCTTGCTGTCGCTGAAGCTGAACACCTCACTTGTGGGGTCTATGCTCTTGTCTGCGGCCAGATCCAGCAGCGCATCGACGGCAGCTGTGAACAGTTGGCCCACATGGTAGGCGTATTCTTCTGTACGGCCAAACAGTCCTATGGCCATTTCCTGGGCCATCTGGGCGGCTATCTGCTCTATTCGCCTGTTGGGTTTCTTTTTCTTCTTACTCAT